CAAACAGCTTTCATATCAGTTCCATTTTCGTCACTCGGAGCTGCATGAAATACAAACACACATTCTTTTCTTTGTTCAGGTGTGAGTTTATCCATCATATGTTTATATGCTAGAGCAACATCACCTGGTGATTTTCTCCTGATGTTACGATTTAGATAAAGTATTTTAAACTTGTATTTGTCTAATCCGTGTTTTTGTTCAAATTCTTTGAATTTGGTATCACCCTTTTCTTCTATCTTAAAACATCTTCTATTCGATATACCATGTGGTACATATTGAGTTTGCCAATCTTCATAACCATGTTTAGATAATATTCTTTTATTGATACCATAAGTTTGTTTTGATATTGACATTAACATATCTGAACTTCTATAAAAGTTTGTATTATATAATGGGTCTGGAATATCATCCCAAATATTATAATACATAATAGGAATGTCTTGTCTTATCTCATGTTCCATATTATATAACCAAATCCAAAATCTTGGATCTGTAAAATGTAAGATAGCATCTGGCTTTTCTATCTTTATTATTTCTCTTAAAAGATTTGGATTACCATATCCTGTGGTAGGATATATTTTTAGATAAGCATCTTTAACACCATATTCGTTTTGAGCTGCTTGTGACATATCTATTATTTTTCCATTTTCTGGATGTTTTACAGCTCCTCCAACTTGAACCCAATCATATTTATCTAATGTTCCCATTACAAATTCTTTTGATTGTGTTGCTATTCCGGAATGCATTCTCAAGTCATCTGACAAGAGTAGGATTTTTTTCTTCGACATAACCTATTTCTCCCTATTTAAAAGTTGCTACCACTAGCAATTAAATTATCATATGTTTCTATTTCTTCTCTATATTTTTCATCTTGTAAATATCTGTCTACTGAACGATTTGTTAATTTTTGTAAAGTCATTTTTGTATTAACGGTATTTAATTTAAATTGATCATATAAACCTTCTAATATTTTCACAGATGTCAATTTTGTATTTTTCATAATTACTTCTCCATCATATTTACATATATAAATATATACAAATATAAAAAAACTATGAAATAATTATTCTTTTTTTATCAAACTTTTTTGCATATTCTAAAACATTCATCGTTCCTCTAGCTTCTACTCCCTCTGGAATAAATCCCACTATGATATCAGATGTTCCAGCGATTATCTTATTTCTTGCAAAAAAGTTTTTCATACTATAAGGTTTTCCATATCTTGATTCAGGCATTGTACAATATAAATTGTGAACCTCGTGAAATGGTGGATACTCTTCGTATTGTAATCCTAATTCTAATGCATATTTCTTAGCATATCTGTCAGCACCTTGTTTACAACCACCACTTACTATAATTGTTTTGTCACCATATTTTTGTTTCAATTTAAATACAAAATCTTTTATCTTCTTTTTATTTTCATATCTTCTACTACCTACGATTGCTATTTTCATTTTACTCCTTGATTACAGTATTTGGTTTGATTAAATTCACACCATCTACAAGCTTTCTTACTTGGTGTTGCTACAATATTTTCAGATGTTCGTTCACCCTTATCATCAAATGCTAAATCTATAAATGTATCTAACCTCTTAGCTACCTTATTCATACTTACAGTGCCACTAGCTGGTGAGAACTTCTGAACTCTCTTTTGTGGAAACATTGCCTCTTCCCATAGTTTTCTTTTCACTATAAAGTATTCCACTTCTATTTTATCTATTGGATGATTATACATTTTTGAATAAAATTGTTTATACAATAACAATTGTTGTGTTTTGTTCTCATCTTTCTTCATCCATTTATTCCAACCACGAGTGGATGTTTTTATGTCATATATTTTTAATGTGTTGTGATATTCATCTAATATAACTATATCAAGATAACCAACCATCTTTATATTCTTTTTTAAATCTACATTAATTGGAACTTCACAACCTATAAGTTTGTACCCTCTTTTACTAAAGTAATCAGCTCTTCTTTTCTTAACAAAATCTAATATATCACAACCATCTTGAAAGAACTCTCTTAACTCCTCAATACTACAAGGATTCTTACCATAAGCCTCTTTATCTTTTTTAAATTGTTCCATCATCTTGTCGTGTAATCTTTGTTCAAGATTTAGTTTATTAGCATTCTTTACACTATCGTAATACATAACCTCTAACCAAGTTTGTATAACTTCGTGCATTGCTGTACCAAATAGTAAATGAATACTTGGTTCTTGTATAGCCAAGTCATCTATATACTTTAATTTCCAATGAAGAGGACATTCACTAAACATTGATAACTGCGAATATGATATTCTACTCATCAAAAGCTCCTATCTTCATTTTTATAAATTGTACTATTTCTTCTGCTATGTTCTTTTTTGTAAAATTTTCCATTCCTTCAAAACCAGGATTAGAATTAACTTCACATATTTTATATCCACCATTATCAAATAATAAATCAACACCAGCGATATCTAAATTCAATGCCTTTGATGATTCTGATGATAACCATTCTATCTGTTCATTAACCTCATATGGAAATCCTTCACCACCTCTTGTAAGATTTGCTCTGAAATCATCATCAGTAGATTGTCTCATCATACAACCCACCACTTTATTATTTACGACTAATACTCGTAAGTCTTTACCCCAAGTATCTTTAATAAATTCTTGTACTATAATATTATAACTTTTTTTAGTTAATTCAGCCATTGTGATTAATTGTTTTAATTGTTTTTTGGTTTCAGCTAAAAATACTCCTCTACCATAACTACCACTAATTGTTTTAACTATCGCTGGAAATCCAATATGTTTTTGTACAAAATCTATATCAATTGGATGTTTTAATAACATTGTTTTTGGTATATCAAGATTTGATTGAGCTAAAATTTGATGTGAATATAACTTATCTTTCACATTATCTATTGCATCTGATGAATTAATTACAGTTACTCCCATTCTCTCAAAGTGACGAATAACTGCTTTGATGTGATATGTCGTTCCACTACCTGTTCTTGGAAATACGAATCTTGGTAAATCACTTGGTTCACCATTCACTAATATAGATTGTTTATTTTCTTTATTAACAAATATATCAATTGTATTTGGATCTACAAGTTGAATATCAATATCTTGTTTTTGAAATTCTTCAATCAATCTATTGGTTTCATATGATTCCCAAAATTTATCTTTAACTAATATCCAACCAAATCTATTCATAAAATTTCTCCTTTGACTCTACCTCAATCTTTTGTATCTCTGGATAGAATTGATAAGCATCTTTTGGATATGGTTTAGCTTTGTGTATTAATGTATTCATAATCTTCTTCTTATCTTTCTTTCCACACAACAGGTATAAGTATCTGTGTTTTTCAGGTTCTTCCTTTCTCCAAAATGTATGTCCAATTCTTTTCTTTAGTTTCTCTAAATTATGAGAACCAAACTTCGTTGTAACATTTCGTGAGTGCATCCAATCCCCATCTTCCGTAAGTCGTATAGCATAATTAGGCATTAACCTTATACTATTACCTTGATATATCCAATTGGTTGCTTGGTAGATAATACCTAAATGTCCTTGTTCTGGATCTGAATACGATACTAATACTTTAATATCTTTTGCATTCTCTTGTAACCATTTAAATGTCTTGGATAGAACTACACTTTCTGTATTCTTACCATAATCATCAAAGATAAATAACCTCGTTAACTCCAACACCTCTTCTTCTTTTAATTCAGGTGAAATAGATTTGGGAGCACTCCTACCAACAGGATAACCATAAATAGCAACACCAGCTAACTTCTCATCTTTCTCATCGAAGAATGTATGTTCGTTATCTGTTTCATAAAAGATACCTAAAGCGTATCTACAACTTGTCCACTTATGACTATAATGATTTTTTACAATCATATCTTTAGCTATCTTTTTGGAAATTTCTCGAATGGTTATTTTATTTGGGTTTACTTGCCCCATTTACCATTTTGAACTATTTGAGCAATTATACCATAACACGCTAAATCTTTAAAAGCGTCTATTGATGGTTCGTTTTGTGCTTTTCTATTATTCTTAACCATAAGATTTAATAATCTTTGAACTTTGTCATTAATTCTAACTATCAATCCAACTAAACTTAATCGTTTTTCACTATCTGTTTTTAATGGTGTTCCCATTGATATATTTGTTGGACCATAATCCATTTGTTTTCTACAGAATAAAAGATATTGTTCAAATTGTATTCTTTGAAACTCTTTTGCTGTTTCTGGATAGTTTTCTTCTATATAATCTATAGCTTCATGTGTTTCTTTTTCGTACTTTCTCTTTTTTACTTCTTCTATCACTCTTCCCTTAGCATCAAGCTCTCGTTCTCTTATTTTCATCTACATAACCTCTTTATTGTTTTTTTGTCCGTTCCATACATTTCTAATATTTGTTTTAGTTCTTCTTTATCAATTAATTCAAGACATTCTTTTGTTTCTAATTTGCTACATTGAAAATGATTGCTAATTATATCAATTAATTCTGAATCATATTTCTTTTCTTTTTTACCTTTGATGTATTTATTGAATCTTTTACCTTTTGGTAGGATATCACAATACCACTTATAAACCTCACGAGGTTGAAGTGTTCCTATAGCATATTTTTGAAAATAATTTACAATTTCAATAAACTCTTTATCCATAGATAACCAACGATTGATTATGAATGGACTAAATTTCTTCTGCTCGTCCTCTGTGAAATCATTCCAATTTTTTTTATGAACTAATATTTGGTTTACCCAATCAAAAATTGTCAATGTTAACCCATACCCTTCAATTCTGTAAACTCTTTGTTGACATGTCCACATTTTTCACAAGCGAACACTGCCATTGGAATTATGGTTTCTTGTCCATTTGGTGAAACCAATGCTGACATCTTTCTCATCAACAATGTTTGTTTAAATGTTTTACCACCACAAGATTCACATGCGATTTCTGTTGTTTTACTAAAGTCAATTTGTTCTTGCATTTGACCTTTACCATCTGGTATCATCATTTTATTCTTCTCCCTGATATTGTTTCATTTCTGTTATTGTAACATCCTTAGCTTTCCAACCTGTTCTTTCCAAGATATTTTCATCTTCATAAGGTGGTTGATGTAGAGTTACATATAATATACCCAAATCACCTATATTTCTTTCTACTTTAAATCTCTTGCTCATTTTTTTAGTATCCTCATTAATCTTATTATTAGTGACATGAAGTTGATTTCCTTATCAACTACATTTACATCTTGATATTGTGCTTCTGCTATATTCATAATACATTCAGCTTGTGCTCCATTCCCATATTTATCTACCTCATCATATAACAATCTATATATTTCTGAATAATCACTTATAGAATTATCAGCGATTAATTGTCTGATGTCATTTAGTTTAGCACCACTTGATAACATTTCTAATAATTGTAACTTGTAGTTATTTTGGATTACAGAACTTGTATCAATTTTTAATTTACCATCAACGACTTGCCTTTGAGCTGAATTAATAACTCTACGAATATCAGGATAACCAGCATTAACTACAAGAGCTACATCATTTAATTTATATAAATGATTCTCATTATCAAGAATGTCACACAATTGTTGTGCAACCTCTTTCTTTGATGGTGGTACAACTTTATATGATTGACATCTTGATTGGATTGGGTCGATTATTCTTTCTACATAATTACAAGTAAGAATGAATCGACAATGTTTTGAAAATGTTTCCATTAAGTTTCTCAATGCAGC